TTAGTGTCATAACCAACGGTAAAATCATTACTATCTGCTGCTTCGTAAGAATCGTTACCATCAAATAAAGCAGTACCCTTTTCTGTAATTAAAGTACCGTGTATCAAACTATTTATTAATCCTAACATTATTTACCGAAATAACAGATTATACCACCATCAGCGTCATCAGCGTTTAAAGATACTGAATCCCACCTACCATATATTGTTAATCCTTTTGGAAATACCTGAGCTGCAGCTAGTGCTTGACCACCAGTACCTTCTAAATCATCACCACTTTTATCTGGAGTCATAATACTAACATAGTGGTCGTCCGTAATACTTGTTGTAGCGCTAATAACAATATTACTGGTACCTAGTGTTACTATTGTACCTAAAAGAACACCTGTAGCTGTAAGATATACTTCGTCTCCAAGTTTTAAACCTAGTGAGGCAGTTGTAACATCCCATGCTATAGTAGCAGAAGTACTAACAGCACCGTTAACTTGAATAGTTTGATGACCTCTATCGTGAGCAGCGCCAGCTGTATTTGGAAAAAGATTTGCGTCTTTAGCTACTAATGCACTTAACGAAGTGTCTGCTAAAAATTGAATTGCTACTATAGCTAATGTTTCTGGAGCTGTAATAGTATTTGCCGCTGTGTCAGCAAAGGCTGAACCAAATTGTCCAAATCCATAAGCTACTTCTGTTGAATTTTGTCCCATAATTTTATTTTTTTACTTTTTCTAGTGATCTACCACCGAAGTAGGCACCGATCACGGTTATTAATACTAATTGTAATAGATCTGTCCATTTGTCTTCAACTACAAAATTAATTGTACCAGCATCAATGAATATCATT